TACTCTGCTGATAAGCACTATGAGTATTGGATGACAGCATCATCATATCTAGCTTATGGAGGACCATTAAGGGTCGTTAGAGCAGATGATGATGATTTAAAGAATGCTTTTTCTGGATCTGCAGGAAGCATAAAGATAAAAAGCACAGAACATTATAATGATCTGGGATATGATGGTTCAACAATTACTGGTGTAACTGTTGCTGCAAGAAATCCTGGTTCTTGGGCAAATGGATTAAAAGTTGCGATAATTGATGATCTAGCAGATCAGGTATTAACTTTTAGTTCATTACCAGCAAACATAGCTGTTGGTTATGGAATTACACAAAATGTTCCAGCAAATACTGTTTTAGCAGGTTCAGGAACCACTTCATTATTAACAGGATTCTTTAAAGGTATTGTTACAGAGGTTGATTCTGCTAACAATAAAGTATCGGTTAAGGTATTAGAACAAGTTAATAGTGCAGGTGTTTCAACTGAGATTAATTATCAACCAAATGGTATATACAAGTTTGGAAACACTGCAGTTGCAATTCATACAACTGGTGTCGGAGTTGCATATACAACTGGTAACGTACCAACTGGTAACGTAGACTGGTTTGATTCACAAACAATTCAGTTAACAAATTCAACTATTAACTGGAATAACGTTGCAGATCGTCCTGGTACATCATCATTTGCTGAAGCACGTAACTCAAGATTTGATGAGGTTCATGTGGTAGTAATTGATGATTTGGGTGAAGTAACTGGTAATGCAGGTACAATTCTAGAGAAACACTTAGCACTATCAAAAGCAAAAGATGGTGAGTATTCACTAGGTTCACCTTCATACTGGAGAAAGTATATTTACAATAATTCAGCAAATATATTTGCTGGTGGTGCACCTGCAGGTATTGTTACTACATCATTTGCAACTGGTGCTTCAAACTTTACACAATCAGCAGATGTAGGTTGGGATCAAAATGCACAAGGAATAAGATTTGGTGCAACTGGTACTAATACACTCACATTAGGTGGTGGTAAAAACTATGATGGTGGCACTGATGATGAAGCAGAAGGTGCATTCCAAGTTACTTTATCTGGATTAGCAAATGGTTATTCACTCTTTGAAGATGATAATTTAAACTCAGCAGACTTTATTCTAATGGGTTCTGGTAATCACACTAAAGAAACAACTCAGTCATTAGCAAATAAAATTATCTCTGTTGCAGAGATAAGAAAGGATGCAGTTGCATTTGTATCACCACATCGAGGTGCATTCCTCAGTGATGGAAGTGCAGGATCTGTAACCGTCTTTAACGACTCACAAATCACAGATAATGTGATAAGTTTCTTTGCTCCTGTTTCATCTTCATCATTTGCAGTATTTGATAGTTCTTACAAATACATGTATGATCGTTTTGGAGATACATTCAGATATGTTCCAATGAATGGAGACATTGCTGGATTATGTGCAAGAAACGACATTAATAACTTCCCTTGGTTCTCACCAGCTGGAACTGCAAGAGGTGCAATACTCAATGCAGTTAAGTTAGCATACAACCCATCTCAAACTCAGAGAGACCAGTTGTATTCAAATCGCATAAATCCAATCATATTCTCACCTGGTGGAGGAATAGTCCTCTTCGGTGATAAGACTGGACTTAATAAATCATCAGCATTTGATAGGATAAACGTTCGTAGATTGTTTATCTTCCTTGAAAATGCAATCTCTTCAGCCGCAAGAGATCAGATGTTTGAATTCAATGATGAAATCACAAGAACAAACTTTGTGAACATTGTTGAACCATTCCTTCGTGATGTACAGGCAAAACGAGGAATCTTTGATTTCAGAGTTATCTGTGATGAAACAAATAACACTGCAGCAATCATAGATAATAATGAATTTGTCGCAGACATCTTCATTAAACCTGCAAGATCAATCAACTTTGTCGGTCTAACCTTCGTTGCTACACGAACAGGTGTATCATTCGAGGAAGTAGTCGGTTCTGTTTAAAAAGAGGTAATTAAGTAAAATGGCAACCCAATTTAATAGACCACCTTTAAGAAGAATCACTGACTTTAAAAGTAAGTTAGTAGGTGGTGGTGCAAGACCGAATCTATTTGAAGTCGAACTTGCTTTCCCAGAAGAGATTGCAATCGACAACGATGTGAAGGATAAGGCAAGATTCTTAGTCAAAGCAGCTGCCTTACCTGCTTCAAACATCACTCCAATAGATGTCAATTTTAGAGGTAGGATTCTAAAAATTGCTGGTGATAGAACATTTGATACGTGGACTATTACAGTAATTAATGACACTGACTTCTCAATTCGTTCTGCTTTTGAAAAGTGGATGAATTCTATCAATAGATTATCTGATGCAACTGGTGCAAACAATCCAGCAGACTATCAAGAAGATGCTTATGTTCATCAACTTGATCGTGATGGATCTACACTTAGAAGTTACAGATTCTATGATGTTTTCCCAACAAATATAAGTCAGGTAGACTTATCTTACGAAACAGTTGACACAATAGAGGAGTTTACGGTAGAATTACAAGTACTATACTTTGAATCAATCAAAGGTGTCGGTGATAATGCTGGAGGAGAGAGCATAAGTTAAAACTGATAAATAGTGCTATAATAAAAGAAAAAAGTTTATACGATGGCGAAACTCTTTGGATTCTCAATTGATGATTCGGAAAAAACACCCGATTCAGTGGTCTCACCCGTTCCTCGTAGTAACGAGGACGGGGTTGACTATTTTGTGCAATCTGGATTTTATGGACAGTATGTAGATATAGAAGGTGTATATCGTACAGAGTATGATTTAATAAAAAGATATCGTGAAATGGCATTGCATCCTGAGTGTGATGGTGCAATTGAAGATGTTGTAAATGAAGGTATAGTCAGTGATTTATACGATTCACCAGTAGAAATAGAACTATCAAACGTAAACGCAACTGATAAATTAAAAGATAAAATTAGAGAAGAGTTTACTAGTATTAAAGAAATGATGGACTTTGATAAGAAGTCTCACGAAATTTTTAAGAATTGGTATGTAGATGGAAGATTATATTACATAAAAGTTATTGATACTAAGAGACCACAGGATGGTATTCAAGAGATCAGATACGTTGATCCAATGAAGATGAAGTTTGTTCGTCAAGAAAAGGGAACAAAAAATAAAGGTAATTTACCATTAGATCCACTTGCAAGTAATGGATTGAAAAAAGCTGATTATCCAGAGATAGATGAATATTATATTTACTCACCTAAACCAAACTATCCTACAACAATGTATGCAACTGCTGCAGGTGCAGGTGGTAAAGGACAAATTAAAATTGCAAAAGATTCAGTATGTCATGTAACATCTGGATTATTTGATCGTAATAAGGGAACTTGTTTATCTTACTTACATAAGGCAATCAAAGCACTTAATCAATTAAGAATGATTGAAGATAGTCTTGTAATTTATAGATTATCAAGAGCACCAGAAAGAAGAATATTCTATATTGACGTTGGTAATTTACCTAAAGTTAAAGCAGAACAGTACCTAAAAGAGGTAATGAGTCGTTATCGTAATAAACTTGTTTATGATGCAAACACTGGTGAAGTGAGAGATGATCGTAAGTTTATGTCTATGATGGAAGATTTCTGGTTGCCA